AAATCATCCGATTCCCGTTTCATTCTGTGCCCCTCCAAAATTGCATAAAATGTATTAATGTTCATGGCACTGAATGATTCGGGGGTTAGTCCCAAGATACCGTATGCAATAGGTTCTGATGTCTCAATCCAGTCTGATATAGACTGGATTATTTCGCCTTGTTTAGTTCCTCTTTGCTTACGGCTCTTGGGGTAAAAAAATTTGTATTCATATAATATGCGCCAACTAAAACGCCCATCAGCATATCAAGATTTGATCCTGCATTGCAGTAATCGTCAATAAGGTCATAAAGCCCCTCATCTGTTTTAGGTGCTGTCTTATCAAGTCCAAAGCGCAATGTGGCCATAATAAAATCAATATTGAGTTTGCGGGATATTCCCTCTGCGTTCATGAGATTTAATGTGGTTACTAAGCTCACATTCAGCTCACGTTCAATATTACGAAGTACCCCTATCGTTAGATCAAGAGTGTACTGTTTTTCACCGAATTTAATTTGAATTGGATTATTCATTTATGCATCCTTTCATTCTTAAATACGGAAAAAGGCGCAGTTCCCTGCGCCATAATTCCATATGATTTTATTATGCCTTAGTAACATTGAGCGTAATATTTACATCATTCGCAAATTTTACCGTGAATGTACAAGCCCTTGTAATGGTTTTCAAGAACTCTTTCTTGAACGTTAACTTTCCCCCTGCATAAGAATAATCGCTACCATAGGCTAACGGCTGTCCATTCTGGTCAAGTACCATTCTTGGAACAATATCTACCGGTGTTACATTAACGACAACATCAGCCGGGGAAGTTGCAATAGCGACAGTTGGTGCCGCAATTTTCGGATCTGCAGATGGAGACAACATATCTGACAATGCACCAACGCCTTCAAGAGACATCTTGATTGTTTGTGCAGAGTCGGAAGAGTTGTTATCAGACAAATCAGTAATGGATGCCCAGCCCATACGATAAGTGCCATCCGGATATTCGACACGAACATAAACCGGTTTATTATTTTTGAAACGGTCACGGCAGATATCAATTCCGAGGTCACCGACAACCCATAATCCATCATATTCAATACTCCATGTATGGATCCCCGGTAATTTTTTGGAGAAGTTCCCCGAAGTCTTATCCGTTGCGTCCATACTATCCGCTTTTTCTGTAATCGGCGAATTCTTCTGACCACCAACAATAACAAACTCATCAGGATCTTTTGTTAAAGCGACAAACATAAGTGTGTCTTTTCCTGCGACAGCACGAGATCTATCGGGTGCTACCGGTAAATTTTTAATCTGTTCAGTTGTAAGCATTATTTAACCTCCTGTTGTATTTCAAAATGTAAAATAATTTTTCCATGATAGGCAGTAAATCCATCTTGATACAGTTCACCGTTTGAAGCGACTGAAACTACTTCGGTATTAATAACATGATAGCCCGGCATTCGCAATTTATAGTGTGTCACAAGGAAAATTACATCGTTCATAATATTATTAATTTCAAGCGTACCGCCCTGATCACTCCATAAATCAATTTCCTGTGTTAATAAGTGAATATCATTGGTTTTGTTATCGTTTTCTGGAACATCATTTGAAGCTCCTATCCAGATATATGGAAATTCTTCTTGCCCTGTCGGGATATGTTCTGTTACCGGAACGGTTTGACCTTTTGATAACAATTCATAGAGTGCCTTTTGTACAGCATTAAAAGGTATTTTAAGTGCCATTTTTTTCGATAGCCTCCTTAACTGCCTGCTCAATCGTTGGCCTTACTGCGTCCATAGCCGGGCGCATAAAAGGATGGGCACGGCGTGGCGGAATAACAGCTCTTTTGAAATAATGGTCACTACCACCGGGATGAAGCGCTTTTTTCACCACAGGTATAACCACTGAATGAGCAGTTCCGTTTTCAACCAAATGTGCCACAGGATCATCGGTTTTAACAATTCCCTGCGTCCCTCGTTTTGTATTTCCTATTTCCATTTGAATAGACGATTTTAGCTTCCCTTTCTTATAAGGTGCATGTGCTATGGTTAGACGATATACTTCTAATGTTTTCTCACGAACAACTTTTCTAATGCTTTCCTGTGTGGCAACATTAAATCTGTCAATTTGCACCAATGCCCTATATACCTCTTCACTAATATTCGCTTTTACAATGGCTTTACTACCCACGATGAACCACCGCCTTACATGTCAATGTCATTTCTTCCGGAACGCTGCAATCAATATGTAAGATTTCATAGGTACACTCACGGTATTTTACCTTAACCGACCTATCTACATCATTACGACGCCTGATAGTAATCCCCTGCGTTATAGCAGATGCCGGGCTTCCACCACTATTACCTTCCCAAAACTTAGGAACGAGAATTTTCGCCCATACAGTCGCAAATGGTTTGAGCGGCTCCTTTTTGAAGCCGCCCTGTCCATCCGGAGTCTGTTTTTGTGAAAGTAAAACCACCCTGGCGTTCCTTTCACCAACTCTTGAAACATTCATAATTACCTCAAATTCTGTGCCGCACGACACTGGGCAATCATACCATTTAAGGTAATTCCGGTTGATTCTGAAAGGTTTGTCAGCAGGTCGGGATTAGTCAGCATCTTTGCTGTGATTGATACAACAAGCCCACGGAATAACGTGTTTGTATAATCTACTTTGCATCCTGCATTAACAAGGTATTGTTCAGCAACGCCTGCATAGTGCATAGCATTTGCTTTTTCCTCGTCAGTGTCAATATGCAGTAGTCTTGCTAATTCTTCTACGTCCATGTTTTACCCCTCAGAATAAATTGGGGGCTTTCGCCCCCCCACAACCCATGAATTATTTACCCTTTTTCACACGAATAAATCCGTTATAAGAAATAACGTTACCGCCCGCGAAAATTACTCCTTTGTTTGCAATCATACCCTCTTTGAATTTATATTCTGTGGATTTCGTGACTTCCAATTCAGAGAAGTTGGTCAAACGGTAGCACAGCGGGTTTCCGTAAGCCATGCAATACTTATTTTCTGCTGTTCCAGCAGCAGACAACGGCAAGCATGCACTGTTGATAATAAACGGAATGGTATCAATGAAACCGGTTCCACCTGAGGTAAATTTGATTTCATGATATTTCTTTCCACCCGTTGTACGAAGCATGGAGAATGCCTTCAAATCTTGCTTACTAAGGATCAGAACTCCCTGCCCTTCAATAGACTCATCCCCACCGTAACTAAATACGATGGTATCAAGCGTTTTATTGTCAATTTCCTTCATGCTGAGGTCAGTGGATGCGTCAATGGCAGTTGCTTTTGCGCTGAAAATACCAATAAGATGTCCGGCAGTTCCATCTCCTACCATAATTTCTTTTGCCAATTTCTTTCTTACAGAAGTGGCCATCCCATTTGTAATAACAGAATCATAATCAATGTTGGACAACTTCGTCACTTCTTCTGTTACCTCGCTGTAAGATGTAATCTTAGATTTCAAAATATCAGCTTCTCCAAAGACGGGATCGGTATCTCCGGCCGCTGCACCTTCTGCTGTATACTCTCCATCAGGGTTAGATTTTTCATATGCCTGTGCATAAGATTCGCCGCCGGGGAGCGGAAGAACATCTACAGCGTCCAGAAGGCTGGAAACCTGCTGGAAGGTTTTATTTACAGTTGTTCCCGTAAACTTCGGAAGTACAATTCCCCCGGACAGTTTTACCGCACGCCCTTCTTTCAGTGCTTTACCTCTTTCTTCCGCCTCTTCAATTTCAGCTTTCCTTGCTACTCCATCAGGGGAAACAGTAAATCCTTTACCCGGTATGAATGTTGCACTTTTTGCACGTGCTTCCGCTTCAGTACCGGTTGCAGCTGTACGGACGTCAGTGTCTTTATCCTCCGGTGTTGCGGTAGGAGCCGGTTGTTCTGCTGCTTCCACCATAGAGCGGAGCTCTTCAATTTCGTTGTTGATAGCAGTAATTTCAGCCTGAATCTGGCGGAGTTCTTCCACATTTTCGGATTTTTCACTTCTTTCAACAAGAGCCTGACGTGCTTCTTCTTTTGCTTTCAGTAATTTCATAAGTCTTTTTTTCATGTTAGATACCTCCTAAAATACGATTACGAATTTTGATTTTTTCTTTTTCCGCTGCATTATCCAATGCTTGTGCACGGGCGGTTTCCACTGCCTTTTTCGCTGTATCCACAGCATCTTTGTCACGGCCGGAAATATCAGTACCGTCATAAGCTGGCCAGTTTACGGCGGATACTTCATAAACCTTTTTGATTTTGTGAATAGTGCGAATGGGATGATCTTCATCTGTAAAATCCCATTCATCACTTCCCACAGTAAACATAAATGACATGCCGGTAATATCCCCACGTTCAATTGCGCTATACAGAGCAGCCGAATCAGGGTTCCCTTTTGTGTCAATCTTTGCTTCTATTTTCAAACCGACATCATCAATAGAAAGCGTCATAGTACTGTTTCCATTATTCCGACGGCTTCTTGCCATTGGAATACGGCCAATATCATGATTAGCAAAAAAAGGCACATCTGTGAAATCACAATCATCAAATGCTCCTCTTGAAATACGTTCCGTAAAATAACCACCTATATCGGTATCCTGTTCAAAAACAGATGCATGACCCTCAAGTATACGAATGCCATCATCTTGGCCATCATCACGAGTTAATGGTTTTGCACGTAAATCTGCAAAGGTAAAACTCCTCATGACAGCTTGTTTTTTATCAAGTATTTTTTTTGACATTTTATTTCTCCTTTTTCTTGTCTTTAATAGCGTTTAACTGATAGTCATCCGCAATGTTTGTAGATATATAATTCAGCGACTGTAAACGTCTGTCGCCGTCCGGCTGAGGTTCGTACCCAAACATGTCTAAAATTTGGTTCAATGTAAAAAGCCCGGTATTGGTACCGAGTGTTGCAAGTTCTATTTTCTGATTATTCGTCATGAAAGCTGTTCTACTGTAATAGGTACGGATCCTGTGCCCAATATCCTGTTCTCGTTGTGTAAAAACACAGGCCGACATAGCCTGTTCAAACTCAGTTTGGAAATCCTCTAAACAGCTCTGATAAAAAGCCCCATGTTGTTCCGCATTGAAATCTCCAGAAAGCATTGCTTCTGAAATTCCATAGCGTTCACGGATAATACTTTTAAGAAATTTCATAACCGTATCATCAATCTTTGTAGGAGACATATTTATTGGAATAAATTCCCCCGGTAAATCAGTAGCGATTATCCCAGATTCTGATTTTGAAATATGCTTTTCAAATTCATCTCGCATGCTATTTAGTAGATTGCCATCTACTACTGTTTTCGCCCTATACATTCCGTTAATTTTTAAGCTGGATTTTAATGCTTTAGGTACAGTTTTGAGAATTTCTCCAAGCGCAGAAACACTTTCAGAAAGTTCTCTTGTGTCAGGTGCCCCAAAATCACTACCGCCACCTATTACAGTATTTTTTCCCCGCCGCCATTTAAGATGAACAATATCTGAATACGGAATAATATCTGTCCCGCCGGAGCGCCAATGAAATTTA